GGAGATTCCTGTAACATCCACATCCCTGAATTCGCCAGGCTGCAGTGGCTCGTCATGGTCACGTATACGCATTCCTCGTGCCTTGAAACCTGCCGGAAGGTTCGCGAGTGTACCAGCATCAATTAATTGCCGCAAAACACTTGTTGCCGTTCGCGATAACCCTCCAAGCATATGTATTAGACCAAAGCCGTAAAACCCTAGTCCTGGGAGGAACTTGTAGTGTGTAAAATAATCAACTCTATTTTTTAATTTATCCTGTTCCATCCAGTTTCTTCTAATGGAAAGAATCTTTGTGGAAAACTGGTCAATGGAAATAATATAAGGAAGCTTAATTCCATATTCATCCTCAAACCCTGGAACGTCAGCTGCAACATGCATCTCTAAAATAATATGTTCGTCATCATCCTGCGGAATAATATCGCTTACTCCTTGCAGTTTATCAACTTTCTCCTCTACTTCATTAACAGTATTGACGGATCCTGATGTAATTGCTATGTCCCTGTAAAATGTGCTGACTTGCTGCTTTCTCAATTCATTGGCATCCATTTTTGTAACATGCGTAATTCGATGAGCGTCTTCCAAGGATGAAGCCATGTAATTAACAACACAGTCCTCTCCCGAAATAAATTTGGAAACTGGACGCTGTAATAACGCGTCATAGTATGTTTTCTTGAATGCTGAACCTGCCAAAGGAAGATAAAAAAGAAGCTGATCCATATCCGGGTCATATTCCTTCATCACGTGCATCAATTGGTAGTTCATGTAATCCTTTACTCTCTTTGCCTGTTCCTCCACTTCCGGCGTAATCTCTCCAACTATTTCCGTATTGACTGGGCCACTTGGTGGCAAAAGCTCCTTGTACGCCTGTGCCTGGAACTGCGTTACCGATTCCGCAAGCAACGGATGCACGACTCCTGCCGCACCCTCGAAAGGCTGCGTTCGGTCCTCATACTTGAATCCAAGCATGTCCAAACCTTTTATGTATGTGTCTTCCCAGTCCTTACGGGACACCTTGTCCGATTCATACGCCGCGATGAGCTTATTGGACAATGTCTGAAGATCATTCTCTTCAATGAATTCCGCTAGATTGTCCCCGAACTTAATTTGTGACTGGTCTATTGGAGCGTTGGGATCAAAATTAACGTCGGCCCCTCCGTCAGGAAGTTCCTCGATGTCAACATCCGATTCAAACAGATCGTCTCTTTCTTCTGGAATCTGAACGTCCGTAGCCATTTCATTTCCTCCAACTTCAACGCCGGCATTCGCCAATGCGTCAATCGCTTTTTCTATGGTGCTACTTGGTATGGGTCTTGTTTTTGGTGGCATTATGCTATCCTATCATAAAACGGGAACAACATCAACAAAAGAAGGCCTATAAATGTAACCACCCTCCGCCTTGTACATGTCCACTGATGTTGTAACCGGTTCTTTTTTTAAATTAATTATTGGAATTTTCGCCCATGTATTTCCCTTGCCATCTTTAATGTTTGTGGAGGAAAATTCAAGTTTTAAATTCTTCGCCACGTTCTTCATGGCTGACGGGGCGATTCCGTCATAAAATCCTCTATTTCCTTTCGCGATAGCCTCGTCCGCGCTTACTGCGTAATTCTTCGCCTTTCCCGTAATTATTGCCACGCTGTCAAATCCTTCCTGCGTTGCAAGGTTTATGAGTGTCTTGATCGCGACTTTCACCTGGTTCTCCGATTTCTTCCAGGGTCCTTCCGGGAAGACTTCATCTGACTTTCCAGCTGCCTGTGCTATTAAGTCTTCCGCTTCCCTGATTTGATTTCTCAAAGCCTCGCGCTTCACTTTCAGCCTTTCCATGATTGTCACTGCCGATGGGTCCGTGTGCCCCGTAATCTTGTCAATCTGGTCCGATACCTTCACCAAATCACCTTTCAGCTTTTTAACCTGGTTCAATGAAAAAGTTTTATTTATGAATTCGGGTTCATCGTGCCTTTGGGCATACGTAAACGTATCCGGCTTCTGCTTCGGCTTCTGGTGCATGTCTGACTGAATCTCCTCGATGAGAAAGACCCTTTTTCCCCTTTCATCCACGCGCTCGGAGGCACGCAGCCAGAATACGGGGTTGTTTCCCTTTGGGTTCGTGAAGTGCCCCTCTCCAAACTTGAATTGCGGTTCATTGGCCCTCGCACCTTTTGGATTGGGATTGTAGGTGAACGGAATCTCTATGTACCCAGTTCCTCCTTCCAGGAACTGCGAACCTTCGTGCCCAACGCCTGATTTGCCCATGTAGAACCCCTCTCCCTTTTTCAGCCTGCTGAAGCGGTTGACAAGGTTCTGCGTGTAGAATGGAACCTTGACATTGCCGAAACCGTTCTCAATGACGTTTTCAATTCCGTATCTTTCCTTTATGATCCTGTTAATGGTCGCCGTGATCTGCGGTTCAAGTTCCGGCCACGCACCCTTGATATCGCGTCCTGTCCGGTCTGAAATCTCCTTCGCAAACTTTAGAATGCTTGATCGAAGATAGTCCCCAGTTAAATCCTGGGGCTTGTTCCTTAATTGTCTCACTTCCTCGAATTCGCGAACGCTGGAAGGTAAATCACCCAAATAACCTCTACCACCGCTTTTCTGTCCCGTCAGGAATGACTGAAAATCCTTCCATCCCTTCTCGAAAGGCTCTATTTGCTGGATTTTATAGCTAATTATGGGTTTGCTGTTCTTATATTGCTCAATTAGGTCCGATTTCGTGATTGGAACGTTATTTTTCCACTTTTTAGTGCTCTCGTCCCATCCACCTATGTTTTTAAGAAGATTTCCAAGTCCAAATTCATGCATTTCAGTCTGTGAAACGCCTTTTTTGAGTAAATATCCATTCCATTGCTGCGGGGTCATCTTGTCCTGCACCGCGTTTGCGATTTCCATATCTGATTTCAGGTGGAAAATTGGTGCCTGGCCCTCCGTCTTGACCGTTCCTTCCACTTTTGCCGCCCCTTTTGTCTCATCGGTGATTTTTAGTCCCGAAGAAACGTCCGACATGATGTCTGGTTTAGGTCTTGGCTTGAAAGGGTTCTTGAATTTTGGTATTTTTAGCTGGGCCATTTGAACTAGGTCCTCCATTCCCGCTTCAGCGGGATTAAGTTCCGGTACGACCGATTCCATTTCCGTAAATTGCGCCATGTCCCCTCCGTATGCCATGTTTTTTCTTACTTGTCCACCTTCGTTGAATAATACACCACTAAATTTTGATAAACGGCTGGCTTCACCAGAAGGAACTCCTGCTGCCACTCTTTCAGCAGGGGTAACTTCTTCTGCTTTAATTAAATATTCAAATAATTCTTCCAATTCATTATCAGTAAAACGAGGAGCTCCATGTTTTCCAAAAGTTTCTTCTGCAGTATACCCAAATTTAGTTGTCTTAAAAGTTCCTCCTCCTTCTCCTTTAGTGGTAATATAGCTTAAAGATTTTGCTTTATCCAAAAGTTTACTTAATCTTATGATTTCTTTTTCTGATTTAGCACTAGGATAATCCAGGTTTAATTTAATTTGAGCCTCCAAACTTCTTTGTATGTGTTGATTTGCATAAGAGGGAGAAAGATATGTCACCTCCGGTGATCCACCAAGATCTAAAAATTTACTTTTCTTTGTAATGTTTGCTGTTTCTTTCATAGGAAAAATATGCGAAAAATCCACAAGCTTTGTTTGAAGTACTCGTGGGGACGCATTTGGATAAAATTTTTCTGCAATTTTTCGTAATTGTTTTCCAAATTTAGAATTAGGGTCAGTAATTTGTTTTCTTCTGTCGACAAGCAAATCATAATCCTTATACCAATTATTTAATGCAGACTGTAAATTGTCCATAATTTCAGGATCTTTATTTTGTAATTTTTTTAAAAAATCAGGATCCTTGTGAGAAAGTCCTCGTGCCTGTTGCGCTAAAATTTTATATCCTGTAAAATCCTTTTTCATAGTGTGTTCAGGAAACCATCCTGGTTGTGCTAATTGAGAGTCAATAGCACTCTCTGTAAAATGAACAGTTTTTTTAGGTTGTTCTTTCTTTCGTGAAGCTAGCCATTTCTTTAAATCTTTTTGCTGGGGAGTTGAATAATAGGTCTCCCAAAAATCATCCTTTGACATTGGGCTAAATCCTTCACTTTTTGCCCATCCCTCATATCGTGGATAATCAAGATCTATGTCCTTCATGCCTGATGAAAAAGCTTCTTCGTAATCTACTTTATATTTCTTCGGATCAAATATTTTTTCACCCATAGGATTTTTAGTTAGTACAGGTTTTTCTTTAGGATAAAAACTACCAAAAAATGGATCATTTAAAGTCGATTGTTTAACTATTGGTTTTATATCATCTGTTTTGGTAAAAGACTTCATTGTTTCAGTGACATCCAGCATGGGCTGTCCTGATGAAGTTGTATGTGGAACTACATCGTCCTTTCCCTTTATTCCAAATATAGTATCAACCCATTGAGGGGTTTTTTTAGGTTTAGGAACGTGTGGTATCATTGATTTACCATCCTAACAAGCCTTTTTCTTTTGCAATTTGTCCGTATTTTTCAAGGTTCTCCGGCGACGCTTCCACGCCTTCAGGAACTATTCCTGGCGCTTCCGCCTTCCCTGCCTGGAGGGCCGTCATTATTCCGGCAATATAAGGGTTAGCCCGGGAAAGTTTAGAGGCATACGGCGCTACTTTTTGTCCTGCCCATTTTGCCCCTTTCCATGCCAAAGGGCCTATTGTGCTAAGCGCCAGTGGCCCCATTCCACCCATGACCCATCCTGGCTTCCTGAACAGTTCAGGTTCAGGACTATATTCCGGTGTCACATATTCCTGCCATTTTTGCGCCACTTCCCCTCCAGGAAGTTCATCAAGAAAATCTTCATAACCCGGTTGGTCGAGGGGCTTAAATACGGAAGGATGCTGCATTGTGAATTGACCCTCCTCGTTAAAACTATGTGGCCCTAGATAAGGAAAGGAAATGGTATCTTTATTAATGAAATGTACATTAGGCTCCATTGGAGTATCACTGAACAATTCCTCCTTGAAGGTTATTGATTCAGGAATTTGATCCTGATTCTCATCATTGATAATATAAGGGCTAAGTGAAAGATTATAATCATTTTGTAAATCATAAAGTTTCTTCAGGTCCTCTTTTCCCTCTTCTTTGTTTTCGGCCATAGCCATTCTTAATCTATCCGCTACTCCTGCAGGATCATCACTAACTTCAATATTATACTTGTCCACCATATCCCAAAACTGGTCATTCCATATTTTTTCCTGGTTCTTTATTTCATCCGCGTTATTTCTTAAATGAGGCTCCCTCATATTCTCAAGATACGTTGACAATTTATCGTTACTTTGAATCTGATCAAAAGGAACTGTTATTTCTCCTTCGTCTCCACCGAACCATTCTGGCTTTCCGAACGTGCTGGCGTAAAAGGACAATGCGCCAAGAAGAGGGCTTCCTCCTCCTCGGTCCATGAAATTCTTTAAAATTCCACCCGTCTCTGTGGGAAGCGCGCCCCAGAATCTTCCAGCGTCTTTTAGAAATTCCCAATCTTCCTTATCGGGCATGCTCCAGTCTATGCCGTGTCCTTTAATATTAGGCCATAAATTTTTAGAATCATCCCCCTGTTCCAGCAGGGTATCCAAATCCTCAATAATATTCTCTTTTTCCGCCATTCGTTGGTTCTTCCTTGAAGTCATCCTTCAGTTCCACGTAGTAGCCCTGACGGTAGCGCATTAGCGCCTGTGTCATGCTGTCCACGTAATCGTCGTGATCGCCAAAAGGGAATGCCGCGCATTCCTCTATGACTTCCTCTGCCCAACGTCTGTCCGAAGGCACCCATACCGTGCCTGCCTCGAATAGCGGTGCCACGCTATTCACCCTTGAATGTTTATCATTTCCTTTGCTTGGTGTAAAGTTAATTACGGGGATTCCGGCCTTCTGCAATTCGTGCGTCAGCGGAAGTCCGCTGGCCTTGGCCTCGATCAAAACCACCTCGGGCTCCCAGTACTTGTATTCCTTCTTGGCCATCTCCTTCAGCTCGGGAAAGTTCCACCGTCCGCGTTTCGCGTCCAGCAGGATGATGTTCTGTGGATCATCGTCACTGGGCTTGAATATGCCCCACGTCGTGATTGCCGAATAATCGGCTGTTTCTTTTTTACTAAAAGCGGTGTCATAGGACTGGATGATGTACTGCAGCTCGGGGATCTTTTCCGGTTCCCACTTCTTCCACCACTCACGCTTTATGAGGGCGCCCTCCTCGGAGGTTGGAGCCTGCATCCACTGCGCGTTCCACTTGGAAATGGGGATTGAAGCCTTGACCTTGTCGAGCCCCTCCATGTCCCAGAAGTTTCCCCACATCGGCTTGTCGTTGATGACGGCCGGAAACTCGACCACTTCCCACTGGTCCGTATTCT